GGGCAGACACATGTTATGTTGTTTTTCAAGGACAAAGAAAAGAATCACGAACACATCCCGCAGCGTCAAACCTTCAGGCAGCAAACATCACTGCAAGCGGAAACGCAACAGTTACTGGAACCTCTACCTTAACAGGTGATGTTGCAGTTGCGACGGACGCATTAAAGGTTGACGGAGCAAACAACAGAGTTGGCATTGGAACAACAAGTCCTGATGTAAATTTAACAGTGTTTGATTCTGCTGCACGATTAAAAATGATAAATGCAAGTAACCATCAAGTAAACTTTGGTTTGTGGGATGGTGTAAATTATAGGATGGAAGGTGATTCTAACAGGCCACTATATTTTACATCTTACAATGCTGCGGGCGTAAAAATGGGCATAAGTGGTGCTGTAAGTTTAAAAATAGACGGAGGCACTGGAAAAACAATTATAGTACCAAATGACACTTATTCCCCAGGCACATTAGGTCAACTTAACGTTATCATAGACCCAGACAGCGCTGGTGTTTTACTTAGGTCTACCGAACACAGTGCTACAGGTTTTAATGCTACTAATATTCTGCATTGCTATAATTCTATATCCTCTTCAAACGTTTACTATGATGTAGCTTATGTAGGTCATTCTCCAAATGTACTAATATGGGGAAGCACTTTAGAAAGTGATGGTGGCCATTTAGGTGGCGGAAGATATATGAGCAGAATGTACGGCACATACGGCAGTGTGGTGAACACTACTTTTGCTGGTGGCTCAAGGGTAACTGCTATGAATGGAGGAGCGATTAATAATTTTGAGTATCGATACTTAAATAGCGGTGCTTCATCAGGGTCTTATAGGTTGCAAGTAAGAGTTGGGTGGAGTGGCTCCATCACAAATATGAAGGTAATGACAACTGTTATGGGTAACGGACTTGACACAATGTATGAGGATAATTAATGGCTGAAACAACAACTATAGACACACATACATTAGATTTGATTCCAGAAGAGCATAGAGCTAACGCAACTTCTTATGAAGCTCCTGATGGATTGTGGACTGAAAAAGACAAAAAAACTGGCATGCTTCCAGAAGGTGTAAAAGTAGGTGATGTACGAGAAAAAGGTCACACAAGATACACTGTTACTTTTGTTGAAAAAGACCCAGAAATGATTGCTTTAGAAAAAAGAATTGCAGCATTGGAGGGCAAATAATGCCAAGAAGTAAAATCATAGGGCCACAGGCAAATTTTGGACGCAGAAACTTGATTATCAATGGCGCTATGCAAGTGTCACAAAGGGGCGTTACAGGCACTACACCCACGACTAATAATTACGTGTTGGATAGGTTTGCTCTTAGTCGGTTTGGTGGGTATCCAGATAACGCTACTCAAACTCAAGAAAGTGATGCGCCTACAGGTCACTCTAAATCATTTAAAATGGTTAGAAACAGCGCACACACTCTTACAGGTACAAATGCCTCTGCTTTTAAGCAAAGAATAGAGGGGCAGAATATGGCTCATCTTAATTGGGGCTTATCAACAGCTAAAAGTTGCATTATTTCTTTTTGGGTAAAGTCAAATCAAACAGGGGATTTTCCTCTTATTTTGGCAGACTCAGGAAATGCCCTTGATATTGGAAAGTTGTATACAATTAGTTCTGCCAACACTTGGGAACACAAAAAAATTAAGATAGAAGCACCTACTGCGGGAACATTTGATACTGATAACACTACGGGTGCTACAGTATATTGGGGGTTTGGTGCAGTTGATGCTGCTCGTACAGCACAAGGCACGACATGGGGTTCCTCGAATACTTCAGGTAGCTCTAAGGGCATGGTTACTGGTGCTTCCACGGCTCTTGCCACAACTTCTGGAGCAACGTGGCAAATCACAGGAGTTCAAATGGAAATAGGCGACACCGCCACGGACTTTGAGCATAGACCATACGGCGAAGAACTATCTTTGTGTCAGAGGTATTTGTATAGAATTAATGGTTCTTTATATGAGTTTTTTGTAAATGGCGTAAGAAATAACACTAACTATCTTTGGTGTCCTTTGCAGTTACCTGTAGCACTAAGAGCGCAACCAGCTATAACAACATCAGGTACATCTAACGATTGTTTTGGTATATGGCACGGTGCTGCGGGAAGTTGGTCTACACAGCATACTACAATGGGTGTATATGCTAATCCTGATTTACAGGATGGGAGTGTAATTCAACTAGCTCTTGCTTTGAATGGAATCACTACAAGTTTTTCTAGTGGGCAGTGCGTAACTCTAGGGTTTCAAAATAATGGCTTTTTAAATTGTGATGCAGAATTGTAAGGATATAATATGGAGATAAAATCAGCAAAGTACGAAAAAGACCCACTAAAAGATGGTAACATAGGCATTTTTGCAACTATAGATGATGTTGTAACATTTGTGCCAATAAATGATAAAAACAGACACTACATAGCAATTCTTGAATGGGTAGCTGAAGGCAACACAATAGAGGAGGCTGACTAATGCCATACATAGGACGTGAGCCCCTAAGTTCAGATTTCAAAAAACTAGATAACATCACGCCAAACGGCGGTGCATCTTACAGTCTTTTATTTAACGGTGCAGCATACGACCCAGGCAGTAGCACTCGTCTTATTGTTTCGGTAAACGGTGTAACGCAAGCCCCAGACGTAGCGTACACAGTATCAGGCTCAACAATCACATTCACAGCAAACTTAGTATCTGGCACAGACGTAGTTGATTACATTGTAGGAATGGGCGACGTCTTCAATGCTGGTACAGTTGCAGACGGCGCAATAACCCCAGCAAAACTTGCCTCGACTCTCGTCTTGGACGACACACCTATACGAACTAATATAAACTCTTTAAACAACTCGGTAACAGTTGCAGCCAATCAGAACGCTTTTGTTGCTGGGCCAATAACAATTACGCAACCATTAACAATTAATGGGACATTTACGGTGGTATAGATGGCATCAGAGCTAACAGTACAAACACTCAAAGCGCCGACGTCTGGTGGAAACGCCAACAAGATTTTGATTCCTAGTGGGCAAACCGTGTATTCGCCTGGGACAACCATTCAACAGCTTCATCAAACCATAACTGCATATACTTCAACGTCTGCAACAAGTTTGACTGGTACTGGGTTTACCTTAACCATAACTCCAAAGTCTACTTCTAGCATAATAAAATGCACAGTTGGTTTTAATGGTTTTTATGCAGCTCAACAAAATACTGGTGGTCGTTTAGAACTTATGAAAAATGGAAGTTCTATTGCATATCTTGATGATATAACTGGATATGGAATTTCAAATCAAAATGCAAATCAAGGGTTTAACCCTACTCATGTTTATTTTGATTCCCCAAGTACAACGGCTGCAACAATATATTCTATATCTTGGTTTAGAAATGGTGGTTCGGGAGTTTTATACTTTAATAATTACATAACTGGCAACAACAGGACTCGGTCTTGGTTTACAGTAGAGGAGATTGCGCAATGAGTACATTATTCGTAGACAATCTCAAGCCGAACTTAGAAACAGGGGTTCATGCTCCTGGGCATGTTATTCAAGTTCTTAGCACCACCAAACTGGATGACCATTTTCAATCTGCAACAACTAGCTTTGTTGATGTGACTGGGGTGACCTTAACAATCACACCTCACTATGTAAGTAGTAAAATTCTTGTTACAGTAAGTGGTGTGTTCAGTCACAATACGTCATCAAGATTGTCTTTGTTTAACTTAGTAAGAAATTCTACAGCTATAGGACTACCAACTAGCCCAAAAAGTAATTCTGCTACAAGGGCAATGTATCACAACGGAACAGACCAATTGCATCAATTACACATTGAGTTTCTTGATAGCCCAGCGACAACTTCACCAACGAATTATAAACTTCAAATGAGAACAAACTCTTCTGGCACTTTATATATTGGAGACAGGCCTACGGAAGATACAAGACAAGGAACAACAATAACGCTTATGGAGATTGCACAATGAGTTCAGTAATCAAAGTCGATGCAATTCAAAACCAGTCAGGTACTGCTGCTCTTTCTATAGCAAGCAATGGTCGAATCACCAAAGCTCATATTCCAAGTTTTTTTGCAGTAAAAAATGCAAATCTGGCGGAATCAAATGGCAGTGTTGAGATTGGGGATTGGACTGCTGACTTCAACATTGGTAATCATTTTAACGCCAGCAATGGTCGTTTTACTTGCCCAGTAACAGGACTGTATTCATTTACATTTAATGCAATGCACGGAAATCCATCTGGTGACTGGCAACTACACGGCAAAAAAAATGCGAGTACTAATATTATAAAAGCTAATCAAACTGGAACTGGAGCTAGTTGGAATCAAACAACACTTTCTTTTGTACAGCAATTTAATGCCAACGACACTATGTCATTTTTTCTATACTCTACAGCTTCATCGACTTATGGCATATATGGAGGCAATACCTCAAGATTCACAACTTTTTGTGGGCATTTAATAGGATAAAGATATGGCACTAACAAAACTAAATAACGCAGCAATATCTTCAGTCACAAACACTGGGTTGCCAGCTTTAGCTAGAACGAACATGCCTACAGGCACTGTAATTCAAGTACAAAGCTATAGTGCATATCCAGGTTACGGCGAGGTTGCAAGTTCTAGTGGTTATGTCGATTCTGGAATAAACATTACAATAACCCCTACCGCTACTTCCAGTAAGATTTTACTGCAATGTCAATGGTCTTGGTGGCTTACTACTGATGCAAACAATTACATGCAAGCTACAATTTATAGAACTATTGGTGGCTCTGGTCTGACAAATTTAGCTACAGACAATACTTATGACGCTATGCACTTTTATGGCCCAAAAAGACATGCTGGGTACAATGACGCAGCTTATCTTCAACATATTGATTCACCTAACACGACATCGGCATGTGTGTATAAAATTTACGTAAGACCTTATGATGGAACAAATAATTTAAGATATAAATGGTCGCAAACAGAAACAACAATGAACGCTTTGGAAATTGCGGGATAAACAAGGAGGCAATATGACTGACATAGCACAAGCACTAGCGTCTCTCGAAATAAAAGAATGGGTATTGCGTGGCGAGCCCACATCTAAATCTGAGTTCGAGAAGATGTTTGCAAAAGTAACTGGCACAGACGAAAACGGAAGTGCTATAGAAAGCAGTAACCCAAAAGACTTTGGTGTTACTTGGGATGAGGTAAAGGCAGAAAAGGACAAGTTGGAGGCAGCAGAACCTATGAAGCTTTTACGTGCAGAACGAAATATGAAGCTTGCAGAAACAGACTGGTGGGCAAGCTCTGACCTTACAATGACAGACGCACAAAAGAAGTATCGTCAAGATTTACGTGACATTACAAAAACATACGATAGTCTGGAGAAAGTAAAATGGCCTACAAAGCCATAAAGGTGCAGCATGGAGTTAATGGTATGGAATGGAGTTCTAACGTTAATACTTGGTTTAGTCGGGTATTTTTTACGTGAGAGGTCTGCTGAAATCAATCGTTTGTCAATTCTTCTTAACAAGACACGAGAAGAAATTGCAAAAGAATATGTGACGAAAAAAGAAATGGAATCTGATATAAACAGAGTTATAGATAGATTAGATGCACTAGATTCTAAGATTGACAGATTAATTGAAAAGAGAGGGCGATAATGGGAAGCAAAGAAGGAAAGATTGAATCGTACAATCCTAAAGACGCTGCTATTAACAGAACTGTGAACAAAAAAGGTCACGGGTCTGTAATGGCTGGCAAGGCAGTTGTACGAAAGAGTAAGAAGATTA